GAAATCCCCTTCGCTGCAGTCCGCGGCTTCTATGATCCTTCGGTCAATTTCGAGCTCGAGTTCGACGTGAAGACCGACACTGCCGATATCGGCGAGGCCGACGAAGCCGTCGAGGAAGCGCCCAAGAAGGCAAAGGGCGAAGCTGCCGCCAAGCCGGCTGCCGCCAAGAAGGGCGACGCCAAGAAGAAGGCTGCCGAGTTCGATCGTCGTGATCTAGGCCATTGGTTCTGGAACTTTGATAAGCCCACATACATTACGGGTTCTCACTATATGTATCTCCAGTGGGACAAGATTGATGTGGGGTACCCGGACTTTCGAGAGGCCAACCGCATATTCTGGATCTACTGGGAAGCATGCAAGGCTGACCCTCGGTGTTACGGTATGGTGTACCTCAAGATTCGCCGCTCAGGGTTTTCGTTTATGGGTTCATCGGAGTGTGTGAATCAGGGTACCATTACCAAGGACTTGCGGATCGGCATCCTGTCAAAGACTGGATCGGATGCTAAAAAGATGTTTACCGATAAGGTAGTGCCGATCTCATCCAAGCTGCCGTTCTTCTTCAAGCCGATTCAGGCGGGTATGGACAGGCCAAAGACAGAGCTTGCGTTCCGAGTTCCTGCCTCGAAGATTACCAAAAACACAATGACCAAGACCGATGTAGAGAACTACGTTGGCTTGGACACCACGATCGACTGGAAGAACACTGATGACAACAGCTACGACGGTGAGAAGCTGCTACTCCTAGTACACGACGAGAGTGGGAAGTGGCTGAAGCCTAACAATATCCTCAACAACTGGCGCGTCACCAAAACCTGTTTGCGGCTGGGTCGTAAGATCATCGGCAAGTGCATGATGGGGTCTACGTCCAACGCACTCAACAAGGGCGGTGATGAGTTCAAGCGTCTGTACTACGACTCTGATCCTAATAAGCGTAACGCTAATGGGCAGACTAAGAGCGGTATGTACTCTCTGTTTATTCCTATGGAGTGGAACATGGAGGGTTTTATCGACAAGTACGGTATGCCGGTGATCGAAACTCCGCAGGGTGATGTCGAAGGTATTGATGGTGGCCTTATCGACAGCGGCGCTCTTGACTATTGGAACGCTGAGGTGGAGTCATTGAAGGGCGATCCTGATGCCCTCAATGAGTTCTACCGTCAGTTCCCGCGTACAGAGTCCCATGCCTTCCGCGACGAGAGCAAGAACTCTATCTTTAATCTCACAAGGATCTATCAGCAGATCGACTACAACGACGGGATGGTGGAGGCCCACCACCTAACACGCGGGTCTTTCTACTGGGAGAATGGTGTGAAGGATAGTAAGGTGGTTTGGAGGCCGGACAATCGTGGACGATTCCTAGTGAGCTGGCTACCAAGCGCTGCCCTTCAAAACCGCTCCACCACAAAGAATGGGAATCGCTATCCGGGGAACGACCACATTGGATCGTTCGGCTGTGACTCTTACGACATCTCCGGCACGGTTGGCGGAGGTGCGTCGAATGGTGCGCTCCATGGCATGACCAAGTTCAACATGGACGACGCGCCTAGCAATGAGTTCTTTCTTCAGTATGTGGCAAGACCTCAGACCGCAGAGATATTCTTTGAGGAGGTGCTGATGGCTATCGTTTTCTACGGGATGCCCATACTGGTGGAGAACAACAAGCCGAGACTACTCTATCACCTAAAGAATCGCGGCTACCGTGGGTATAGTCTCAACAGGCCCGACAAGCAGTATAACAGGCTCTCTAAGACGGAAAGAGAGCTAGGGGGTATCCCGAACTCATCCGAGGACGTTAAGCAGGCTCACGCCTCTGCTATTGAGTCCTACATAGAAAAACATGTGGGGCTTATGGATGATGAGGGCGAGATGGGCTATATGCCCTTCAATCGAACCCTTGAAGACTGGGCTAAGTTCGACATCGGCAACCGAACAAAGTTCGATGCGTCGATAAGCTCAGGGCTGGCAATAATGGCAAACCAAAAGCACGTTTACCTGCCTGAGAAAAAGCAGTCAAAGATAAGCATTAAATTTGCTACTTATAACAATAAAGGCATCCTCAGCGAACATATCAAGTAGATGAAAGAGGTCAAGATCAACATTACCCCGGCAGGGTTCCCTAGCCAGTTTGTCAGCGATGCTGAGAAAGAGACCAGTGAGTATGGTTTGATGATCGGTCAAGCCATCCAATACGAGTGGTTCCGTAAAGACAACAACGGCTGTCGGTTCTATGACCAGCGTCGTCAGTTTTATCGCCAGCGCCTGTATGCAAGAGGCGAGCAGTCTATCCAGAAGTACAAGGATGAGATCGCGATCAATGGCGATCTGTCATATCTAAACCTAGACTGGACACCGGTTCCAATCATTCCCAAGTTCGTGGACATCGTGGTAAACGGCATGCAGGATCGCCTGTTTACTCCGAAGGCTTACGCTCAGGACGCGATGTCTCAGGATCGCCGCACTCGTTTTCAGGATATGATCGAGGGGCAGATGGTCGCCAAGGACGTGCTGACCACAGTAAAAGAGAATACCGGCATCGATCCTTTCGTTATGGAGCCTGATGAGCTTCCAAAGAACGACGAGGAGCTTTCGCTGTACATGAACCTCAACTACAAGCCTGCTATTGAGATCGCAGAGGAGGAGGCGATCAACACCATCATGGAGGAAAACCACTACGCCGATACCCGTAAGCGTGTGGACTATGACCTCGCCGTGCTAGGCATCGGATGCGTGAAGCACGAGTTTCTTCCCGGCACAGGCGTGGCGATCGAGTATGTTGACCCTGCGAACCTAGTGTACAGCTACACCGAAGATCCGTACTTCAAGGACTGCTTCTACTGGGGTGAGATCAAAACGCTACCGATCACAGAGCTTTACAAGATTGACCAGAGTCTCACCAGAGAAGATCTGGAGGAGATCTCTAAGTATAGCCAAAGCTGGTACGATTACTATAATGTTGCTGAGTTCTATCAGGACAGCATTTTTTACCGAGACACGGCCACACTGCTATACTTCAACTACAAGACCACTAAGAAGATCGTCTACAAGAAGAAGATGCTTGACAACGGTGGTACTCGTATGGTAGAAAAGGATGATACGTTCAATCCTCCAGAGGAGATGATGGAGGAGGGGCGCTTCGAGAAGGTGGAAAAGACCATCGACGTGTGGTACAGTGGCGTTATGGTCATGGGTACCAACATCATGCTGAAGTGGGAGATGGCCGAGAACATGGTTCGCCCTAAGTCTGCTAGTCAGCATGCGCTTCCAAACTATGTATGTGTAGCGCCTCGTATGTACAAAGGAGTTATCGAGTCTATCACCAGACGTATGATTCCCTTTGCGGATTTGATTCAGATGACCCACCTCAAGCTGCAACAGGTGATTTCTCGTGTTGTACCTGACGGTGTATTCATCGACGCTGACGGCCTAAACGAGGTGGATCTGGGTACAGGCGCCGCCTACAATCCAGAGGATGCGCTTAGGCTTTACTTCCAGACCGGTAGTGTGATTGGCAGAAGCTACACGCAGGACGGTGAGTTTAACAATGCTAGGGTTCCAATCCAGCAGCTCACCTCTAACAGTGGCGCTTCTAAGACTCAGATGCTAATCGCTAACTACAATCACTACCTGAACATGATTCGGGACGTGACGGGACTGGGGCCACGCGATGCGAGTATGCCCGACCCAGACTCTCTGGTAGGATTGCAGAAGTTGGCGGCACTAAACTCTAATACTGCCACGCGGCACATCTTGGACGGTAGCCTCTACCTGTACCGTTCTTTGGCTGAGGCGCTAACATATCGCGTGTCTGACATTCTGGAGTATGCGGACTTCCGTGACGAGTTTGCCAATCAGATTGGCAAGTACAACGTAGCCACCCTCCGCGAGATCAAGGATCTCTATATCTATGACTTCGGCATTTTTGTTGAGGTCTCTCCTGATGAGGAGCAGCGGGCGATGCTGGAGCAGAACATTCAGATCGCACTGTCGAAAGGTGATATCAACTTGGAAGATGCGATAGACATCCGCGAGATCAAAAACATCAAGCTGGCGAACCAGTTCCTCAAGATGAAGCGTAAGGCCACCGAGGAGAAGCGCCAGCAGATGGAGATGCAGAAGCAGGCGATCACCAGCCAGCAGCAGTTGAAGTCTCAGCAGATGGCTGCACAGACGGCGATGCAGAAGATGCAGATGGACTTCCAGACCAAGATGAAACTGGAGGAGGCCAAGGCGAGCTACGAGGTGCAGAAGATGCAGTCCGAGGCGGCGCTGAAGGCACAGCTCATGGAGACTGAGTTTAATTACCAGATGAGCTTGCGTGGAGTTTCGGAGCAAGCGTTACAGCAGCGTGAGGATCAGCGAGAGATTGCTAAGTCTGAGCGTATTAGCCAGCAGAACACTCAGCAGTCTAAGCTGATTGAGCAGCGAAAGCGCAACCTGCCTCCGGTGAACTTTGAGTCTAACGAGGACAGCCTTGATGGGTTTGGCTTTGAGGAGTTTGACCCTCGATAGGCTGATTTTATATTTACTATCTTTGAATACAAATTGAATTATGGCGATACAAGTAAGACTTGTAGGAGAAAAAGAGCAAAAGTCTGCTCAGGAAGTTGAAAAGGAGCTTCTCGAAAAGCACGAGGAGAAACTTCAAGAAGAGGCACAGCCAGAGGTTGGTGCTGAACCTGAGCCTGCTGAAGCTCAGTCATCAGAACTTACTGATGACAGCGTTCTTTCATATATCAAGCAGCGTTACAACAAAGACATCAATTCGTTTGATGAGCTGATGTCAGAGCGGGAGTCTCAAGAAGATCTCCCTGAAGATGTCGCTGCTTTTTTTAAGTACAAGAAGGAGACAGGCCGAGGCATCTCAGACTTCGTAAAGTTGCAGAAGAACTACGACGATGTTGAGGAAGACTCCCTCTTGCGCGAATACTACTTAGCCACAGAAAGTGGGATCGACAAGGACGATGTAGAGATCATGCTTGAAGAGTTCCAGATCGACGAGGACTTTGATGATGAGTCAAAGATCA